TAGCACCTTGAGTACCAGTAGCACCAGTAGCACCTTGAGTACCAGTAGCACCAGTAGCACCAGTAGTACCTTGTTTACCTTGAGTACCAGTAGTACCTTGTTTACCTTGAGTACCAGTAGCTCCTTTTTCACCAGTAGCACCAGTAGCACCAGTAGCTCCTTTTTCACCTTGAGCTTCTCGAGAGCCTTGTACGTTTACAGTTACTGGTGCAGCTTCTTTAGAAGAAGTTTTATCTTTATCTTTATCCTTCTTTTTTGTAGGAGCCCATATTACATTTCCTTCATTGTCATTTGCACCCATTATTCCCCATTTACCTTCGTCTTCTTTTCTTACTGAAAAAATACCTTGTACTTCTTTAGGTTCATTAGGGGTTTTAGGATCTATATATTGTCCTTTAAAATTTACATTAACATCATTATTAGCTAAAGTTTTTTCTTTACCTAAACTTACATCTTTAAAAAGTCTACGGCCTTCAGGGGTATTTAACCAAGATCTAAGACCATTTTTAGGGTTAGCAGCCATAATTTCTACAAAATTACTGCTCACTACATTACCTAGTTTACCGAGTGCAGCCGCTGTCTTTGGAGCTGCAGATGCGCCTAATGCTTTAGCAGCTCCTACTCCTGTCTTTAAAGCTGATTTTGCAGCTTGTTTTAACATACTTCCTATTCCTTCCTCATATAAACTTTTTTGAATAAGGTCTTTTTGCGTCAATTTAGCCATATACAATATTTAGTCTTGAAAAAGAAATATTGTAACTATAATAGTATAATATAAATGAGTAAAAGTAAAAAAGATTCTAATTATGAGTGGCTAGGAGAGGATGATGAACTTACTGGCGAAAAAGATGTTATTGCAAAAGAGTTAATGGGTGAAGAATATAGTAAAAGTTATTTTCCTCCTATTCGAGTTTATGATAAAAACGTCAACGCTACTAAAAAGTATATCTCTTCTTTACCTGATCTGCAAAATGGACCTTCAAGCTTAATTCAAGGTGCAGCAGTTCCTATTCAACAAGTAGGTATTCATAACTTTAAACTTCCTCTTACATATAAGAAAAGGAACGGTAAAACAATTGAGTTGGAAACAAGCGTTACGGGTAGTGTTAGTTTGGAAGCTCATAAGAAAGGTATTAATATGTCACGTATTATGAGAAGTTTTTATGATCATAAAGATGAGACGTTTAGTATTGATAAGATTAAAGACGTTTTAGAGACTTATAAAAATAATCTTAAGTGTTTTGATTCAAGAATAATGCTTAAGATATCTTATCCTATTAAGCAAAATAGTTTACGTAGCGGTTTAGAAGGTTATCAATATTACGATGTAGTATTTGAAGGTGACTTAACTAAAGAAGGTGAGTTTAAGAAGTATATTCATTTTGATTTTGTTTATTCTTCTGCTTGTCCTTGTAGTTTTGAGCTAAGTGAACATGCTGAGAAGTATCGTAATAGAGCTACTGTACCTCATAGTCAAAGAAGCGTTGCTCGTGTAAGTGTAAGATTTGAAGATATGCTTTGGATTGAAGATATTCAAGAATTATGCTTAGCTGCTCTTCAAACTGAAACGCAAGTTATGGTTAAGAGAGAAGATGAGCAAGCGTTTGCAGAAAAGAACGGTGCTTACTTAAAGTTTGTAGAAGATGCTGTTAGATTACTTTATGAAAAGCTTACTAACGAATCGCGTATTTTAGACTTTAAGATTGTAGCTTCTCATAATGAAAGTTTGCATAGTCATAATGCTGTATCTGTAATTGTAAAAGGTATCGAAGGTGGCTTCAAAGCAGGAGTTACTAGAGATGTTTTTGAATCTACAGGATTAAGATAATAATGGAGTTTGATCCGGAAAGTTATAGGCCTTTACCATTAGGCCTTACAATAAAAGAAAGTAATATACACGGTTTAGGGTTGTTTACTAAAGTAGATCTACGTGCTGGTAAAAAGCTCGGAATAACACATATTAAAGTTAGTAATTTATATATAGGTATTGATGAATGGGTAAGAACACCATTAGGAGGGTTTATAAATCATAGTGAAAATCCTAATACCTTTATGGTAAAAGAAAAAATAAAAGGTTCCCATTTTAATTTTCGTAGAATTTTATATACCGTTAAGCCAATAAAAGCTGGAGATGAGATAACTTCATATTATACTCTACTTAAATGAATATCTTTGTAACTGACGACGACCCTATACAATCAACTCACAATCTTTGCGATCAACATGTAAGATCGAAGATGCAAATAGAAGGGGCTATTATGTTAGCTCATGCATTTCCACAAGAGGTGTTAGATCATCCTTCTACTCCTAGAACTTCTACCGGTAAACCTCGTAGAAGAGGTAAAGGTTATTTCAATCATCAATGCTCTATATGGGCTAGAGAGACTAAAGATAACTTTAAGTGGTTAGTTGATCATACGTTAGAAATGTTTACTGAACGTATGTATAGATGGCCTGATTCTAATGAGCATTTTACTAAAACGTTTATACAATGGTGCGGTAAAAATATTCATAATACAATTATGAGTAAAACCGGTCTTACTAATTATGCAGTCGCTATTAGTGATGATTGTGATTGTAGAAATATAGAAAATTTTGATAATCTTTCAACTATCGACAAATACAGAGAGTATATTCGTCATGATAAGGACTTCGCAACTTGGACATTGCGTTGGAAACCTACTTGGTATTAATAAGTAGCTTCAATATCTCTGTCAGCTATATTTTCCTGACTTACATCAATAAGAGCATCTAGCTCTTTTTCAATAAAGTCTTTACTGACTAATATTTTAAACAGATTACTAGCTCTGTTACCTACGGAAAAAGGAATATCTTTGAATTCCTTACTACCAATCTTAAGATCGAAATTAACTACCGGTCTTTCTTCAGTATTACCGGCACCTACGTTAATTACTATATCATCTACCTTGTCCTTCATAAGACGTTGATTGTTTACTGTCTTAAAATGTACTTTATTACCTTGTACTTGTATATCTTCACCGTGTATAACGTTATAAGCACCGTTACCTGAGTCTAATTTAGAAGGAATTTTACCAATACCATCTACATCAAAGAACTCTATGAGTCCTAAGACAGATTTTTCTATAAAGAATTGTTTAAATTTTTTCATAGCAACTGCTAATTAAGAATGTGGTCAAGTACTTTCTAAATCTTCATACCCAACGTTAAAGACTTCAACAGGAGCCTCAATCTCCTCTATGTCGACAACCACTTCTTGTGGCTTTTCGCGTAACTCATAATCGAGAAAATGGTATACAGAAGAAAGATAATCTGAAGCTTTTGTTATTTTAGCGGAAACCCATCCATCTAAACCTGGAACCTGCTGTACCATAGCGGTTAACTTAGCTGCGTACTCCTGAGCCTTAAGAAGGTCTCTACCAGCCATATCTATTTCTGATTGATCATATTCACCACAGCTTTCATCTTCTGCTGGTATTGCTATTACTGGACCAGAAGCACCACTAGATGCAGTCATAGCTGCAGGACCTAGATTTGTTTCATTTACTTTTTGATAGGCTTCTTCCATTAAAGCCATTTCTTTACGCTTCTTATCTCTCATATAATTATTTATACTAATATTGCTTTTATTTGATCTCTATCTTCTATAGAAATTTCTTCAGGTACAAAGTAATCTAACGACTCATCAACATCTTGTTGTATCATTTTTCTTGTTTCACTACCCGATATACCACCTTCTTGCATAGGAATCTTAATAACGTTAACAAAAGGATACTTTTCTATATTATTTTGAAAATATGCATAACGTTTAACATCCTCATCTTTTGCTCCTGCACCTACTAGAAGTGTTTTATCTAAATTTTCATCTGCAAAATCATATACTGCTCTTACTGGATTAGGTACATATACTACCTGTACAGGTTTATCAAAATACTTTGCGTATATATTCCAAATCTTTTCAGATTGTTCAGGTGTAATACCTTCTCGAGCTTTACCGCCAATAAAAACTATTCCTTTATCAGCATCATCAAGCAAATACCTTAAAGCATTAAAGTGACCTTTAGTAGGTGGCTTAAAACCACCAGGAAGCAAAGCAATCCTTTCGGATCTACTCTCCATATCTTCAAAATATTCTCTAAAAGTCTTCATGAACCGGGTTTATCTTTTTGAAAGTTAGCTGAACTAAAATCTAATCTGTTTACCAGCTTTACAGCATTACCATCTCTATCAACTGCTACATATCCTTCAGGAGATGTGACTCTTAACACGCCTTCTCCTTCATCGATAAAGTGTTTAGTGTTATATACAGCATTATTATACTTGTTAATGAAGATCTGCTTAGCTTGTGACAATAAACTACTTACTTTAAACAAATTAACTATATCATCTTTTTGATCTTCAAACTGAGCTGTTTTTTGCTTAAGTGTCTCTTCTAATCTTTGCTTACCTCGTACAGATTTTCTTTTATCTATCTCTTTTTTGATTCTAGTTGTATACCAATCAATAAAGTTCCTATAAGACTCTTCTGGATCATTTAAGAACTTACCTTCTCGAATCTCCGTATTAATATAAGGGTTGAGAAGATCAGAAGGTAAGTCCTTGTAATCTATTTTGATAGAATCAGCAGTTTTTATTAAATCTCTAACCTGCTTTACTTCATCTTTAGTTAAATTTACTATTCCTGTATCATCTTTAAAGAAAGCATCATCAAACCAAACACCAGGCACCTTATTTAACCGGTTAACCTTAGCACCAAATGATGCAGGGCTGTCTAATCCATCGTATTCAGTGTGGAATATAATACCAAACACAGAGTTAGCTATCTGTCTTCCGAGATCTGAGTCAGCTTCTACAGCATACTTAATTGTATTTGGTTGAAAAGTGTAATGTACCTCTCCATCTATGTTTTCTTTCTTAACAGATGAAGAATCAAACATAAAATCACCCTGCATTATGTTCTTAATACCTAATTTTGGTAAATGCTTAAGAGCTTTTTTAAGTTTATCTGCTAAACCAGGGGCATGCCCATGATTTACTTCAACATCTTGCTCATTATAGTTAATTTTAGGATCCCGATTAAAGATAGACTTAGTACCAACAAAAAATTTACCGGTATCAGGGTGCTTTCCAACGAAAATAGCAGGTGCTCCATCCCATTTTACCGTAGTACCGATCTTTCTTTTACTCTTTCCTTGTAAATGACCAAGTAAATTAGTTAAAAAGCCCCTAGCTTGATCATAACCACCCTTACCTTTAGTAAGTACAAGCTCTTCTAAATGAGTAAGATGTGTATTAGCCTTACTCTCTTCAAGGAGCTCTAAGTAACTTTCGTAATATAGTTTAAAGTTTTTCATTTTAATATAATTCTTGGAGATTTAGCAATTACCGTTTGACTAACAAACTTACCGCCTTCATATACATCAATATTTAAGTCAAATACTATCTCAGGTATAGCTTCTAACTGGTTATATATACTACTAACAGAAGGATTTCTACAATCTATTACCGCCATTGTCATTTTTTTATCATTTCCTGTCGTAAGCAGATCAAAATTAATCTTTTGTTGATAAGATACGATCGCGATCGCTCCTACTAAACGTTGAAATTTAGTATAATTTACTCTTGGATTAAAATCTTGATAATTATTTGAATTAAAAAACTCTTTTAGTTGAGAATCTAACCCTCTTGCATCAGTATAAGTTTTAAATTCAGAAAAAATTCTTACGTAATCATCAGAAGTAAGGTCATCAGTTATAAAAGTGCTAATTTGACTTGGTAGATTAGTTTTTAAAGCTCCAGCCTTTTCAACCTCTTTAACTAATCTCGTCCCGAGCATATTATATAGACTTGTTGATGCATCAGGCACCGGTGATTGTGTATTCTTTATTGTATAATCTCTGTTTAACTGTGTACTAAACAATTGATCAATATTTAAACTCTTTAATGCATTTTCTATTTTTTTATTACGTAGCATACCTAATAACGGTTCTGCGTTATTTTGAAAATCTATGTATAACTTTTCTGCACCTTCTTTGTCTTGTTTATATAACCTGCCTATATCTTCGAGTTGATCTCTAAATTTTTTAATCTGACCTCCTTTTAAGTTTTCATAATCTAAAACACCTTCTAATCTATCAGTTACTTTATTTAAATACCCATCACCACCTAAAATTGCTCCAGAATTATCTTTTCCATTAGTTTTAATCTCTACCTCTAAACCACCCCACTGTAAGTCACCACTATTTCCTTTTGTAGCTGTACCAAAAATAGTAAAAGTACCCTCGCCAAGTCCAACACTAGTAGCAGCTTTAGGTACTACAGTCATATGAACTTGTCTTATGTAATCATCTAAACCTTCAACTTTAAATTCTTGAGGTAGCTTATTTACAATACCATCTAAAAAACTGAAAACTTCACCTCGTCTTATATCTGCTAAAGAATAAAGTTCTTTTTTATTTTCTGCTAAATAAGCCAAAAGATCAACTCCTTGATCGTATGGTGATTTTATTGTTATGTCTTTAAGAACGCTTTTTGGTATATTTTGATTACCGGTCCAATCACTTTGAGAAAATATTTTATTAATTGAATCATCTATTTCTTTACTTGACTCTACTTTAATCTGTCTCTTTAATATTTTAGCATAAGTGTCTTCAAGCTTGTAAGTATCTACAGATCCATCTTCATTTTTAAAAGATACTTCAACGTCTTCATTAATAACACGCTTTTTATAGATTTGTTCTAATGACCATTGCATAATTTATTCGGTATCAATTTCTATATCTAAAAGATCATCTTCAATAGGCTCATCTGAGAATTGAATAAGTCTTTCTACGGTTTCAATTACTTTTAAAGGTTCAGTATCGTTATATTGCTCGTTAACAGAGCTAGCAATATGAGCTTCTTGCGGAGTTGGCTTATATCTAAAAGCGCTTGCTAACATCTGTGCTAAATATATCTCTGACTCCGGTGTAATGCCACCCAAACCAGGTCCTCTTGTATAAACTGCTCTTAATTGAACAGGTAAAGCTGCTACAACACTCTTAATTACTGATCTTGGATTAATTTCTGGTGTAGGAGGCGCTTCATTATGTGAGCCTATTTGATTTAATTCTATATCTTCAATTATTTCTGCCTCTTGGTCAGTAGGAAGATAAGCAAAAGCTGCAGCAATTAGTTCAGCTATAGCTTGCTCACCAGGAGCCGGTGGTTTTTCTTCTACTTCAACATCTACTTCGACATCAGTCTCTTCAACATCAACGTCTTGCTCGAGTAAACGCATATAACTCTCTATTAATCTCAAAGTCTTCATGACGTTTCTAATTCTTGCGTTTCTTTTTTATAATCGATTAGTTTTTTATCAATAGCTTTTTCTCTATCTTTTAAAGCTGTAGCATATTCAGGATCAGTCTGTGCTTTATCTTGAAATTCTCTATCTAATATCTCATTATCCTCAACACCATCTACATAATCTTTTATCTTACGATATAGATGATATACATACTCGTCACCTGATACCTGAATATCTTCAAATTCAGCAGGGCCCTTTATTGAAATAACATATTGACTATTACTACCTGGTCTATTTTCATCGATCAGTTTAAGAAACTTACGCATGTATATATTTATGGAAGTAATGAGAGTTTTATATTTATATTGGTTAGAAACTCTTTCTCTATTTGCTGTAATTCGTATCTTCGAAGAAATAATCTAAATTTATAAAAGGAAACAGCTGAGGAATCTCTTTTTTTAAAAGACATGTAGTCTCTTTCTTCTAAAAACGTCTCAAAACTGTCATCACTATACGTAATATTGGTAGGAAGAGCATTAAAAATACGCTTTACTAGTGTATGCTCTATAGATTCACCGTCTGTCTTATAGTAAAACCACTTTTTTGTATCACTACTTGAACAAACCTTAACTAATTCTTTGATAATAAAGTGAATACCAAGCTTATTCTTATCTTTTCTTGTAAGTTTTAATTCGTTTTCAGTAATATAGTAGTTATATTCATTAAACGACTTAGCTAAGCACTTATTAAGGTTTATAAACTCAAAACCACGTATATTATCATTTACGCCTTCCAACTCTGACGTTAATAATTCCGTTGTAGTAGTCATCTCTTAGTAATACTTCTTCTTCAAATTGTAATCTAGTTTCGTGATAACTCAACTCCCACTTCGAATCACACCATCTAAGGATTTCAAACTTAAAATTACCTTTACCTAACACTCTTATATGCTCATTAAGCTCGTTTGATGAAGAAGTATAGGTTTTCCAGTCGGTTTCAATTTTTTCATGCCGTTTATTCTTTTTACCCTTCAAAGGAGGACGTTTTCTTATTGATTGACACTGTTTCTTACCAATATACTTCTTGTCATTAGTAAGATTTGTTATCTTATAAATGAAACCGTAAGGTAGATCTACATTTTCTTCGAGAACTCCTTCCCAATGTCCTAAATCACTCAATCTTTCTTTATTTTAGTGTCCTTAAATGAGGATCTGCTACCGGCTTGTTTTCTTCTGATCCAGCAACAGTGCGTCCTCCAAATTGATTCGCTAAATATTGCTTAAGCTCCGCGTTAATATTCCACTCCGGAGGAATAGGACCCCCTTTACCTTTAATTTGTTTTTGTATAAACTTTAAAAATTTACCTTCAACAGTGTCGTCCACTATCATCGATAGCTGGTCATCTACATCTAGTTGATCAATAAATGACCCGGTTTCATTTGCATCTGGTTGTTTAGTTACACCCTTAAAAAAATCAAACGCAGTTTTTGCTGCACCCGCTCCAGGTATTAAACCTATTACAGTATCAACCACCATACCTACAGCCTGGTCTTTAACTTCACCCATTTTTGCCTTATTTATAATACCAGTTATTACTCTATTTAAATCATCGAACGTATCAATTGATGTAGACTCTGGGTTATCAGCTATAGGCTCTTCACCTTTATTAAACAATTCATTAACTACATAATATGTTTTAAAGGTGACCATCTTATTACCACTTTTTACATGACCAGTAACCAGCAGAGAACTTATCCTTCTTCTGATCACACTTATGACGTGCGCGGAATGACTTTCTACGCTTTGGATTGCTCTTTTTAATCTTCATATTTGGATCTCCATAACGAACAATCTTTTCTTTACCATCTTTACAAGCTTTAACAACGAATTTCTTAGAACCACCTGAAGTACGACGAGGGCTGTTACACTTCATACGATCCTTATCAACTTTTTCAGCATCCTCTTCAGGCTCTTCTTCCATCTCACCATGAGTTTTTTTAGATGGTGCACTTGGAGGACGTGTACGTCTATATCTACCACCTGATCCATCACTAGCAGCATCTACTCGACTTGGAGCACCCCCTCTTGCCATATCATATGAATCTCCCTTTGGAGCCTTTGATGTCCCTTTCTTCCAGTTCTCTTTAAGTAGATGATTTACTAATTCGTCGAATTGCATAACAATATTTATTTCTGACAGTGATAATTTAAATATCTTTGAAGAGCTTTTGCATAATGAGTGCCCTTATTTTTTAATTTACTCTTTGCACCTCTTACCTTACTACAAGAAAGATCACCTAAACGCTTTTTAAGTATACCTGGCTTTACTGGCTTATGTACATCTTCTGCATTTTCGCTCTTTTTCTTTTTCTTCTTCCAGTTAACACGCTTCGGTCCTTTTTTCTTATACATTTTACCTTTAATACTCTTGCATGCCGCCTTAGTAGGTCGACAAGCTGGGTAACTACCACCAGATTTTTTAGATTTACGACCACAAGGACCACCAGTCTTACAATTTACCCAACCTTTAAACTTCTTACCAGTTTTAGGATCAGTACCACCTCTTTTAAACCACTGACGTAATGAATCACTGGCTTCTTCTAAATAAGATTCTAAAGCTTGTTCGAACTTACTCATTTTTTCTTCTTCCAAATTTTACCTTGTCTACATCTCACTATAGCACCAGATTTATAAGCTGAAGTCTTCTTACCATAAACTGAATCTGCTCTACGCTTACATCTATCAGCCTTCTTTTTCTTTTCAGCATCCTCTTCTGGTAAGCCTTCCTCGTTTTCTTCACCAGTAGCAAAATTTATACCTTTTTCTTTCTTTTTTTTCTTTTTATTTCCTGTTGATCCTCTTCGTGTTTGTACCTTTTTAGTTCCAAAAGGTATTCTTGCATCTCCAGGCGCATAAGTATCACCAGAATCAATATTTTGTGCTGCAGCATTAGGACCATATACGGTATGCATTGTTTGCCCATCGCCAAACGATCCATCAGCACCTGCTATATTCATTTCTTCAAGCATTTTAAAGAATAACTTTTCAAATCTACCGGTTGATTCCATACATTAGTATTTATAATATATAGATGGAATTGCTAAAAAAGTATATTGAAGAAATTACTAAAGATCTTCAATTAGATGACTTTAATATCAAAGAATCACAAATGAGATTACCTGCTCGTAAGCACTTTTGGGTGGCTCGTCTAATAGAAGCAAAAATTAAACGTAGTACTCTTTACAAAGAAAAGAAAAAACTTAAAAAAGAGGTAGTTAAAAAGGTAATATCTGATTCTCCGGTTCGAATAAGTCAATCTGCTGCTGAATCTGCTGCAGAACGTCATGATTCTATAAGCAACTTGAATGATTCTATAAACGAACAAGATTCTATTATTGAATATCTTGAAAAAGTAGAAAAGATCATGGGTCAAATGCACTGGGAGATAAAAAACATCATAGATATTAATAAAATGGAGCAACTTTAATGCTTACGTTTGATTATAGCCCCGGTAAAAGAAAGATTCAGCTTAAAACTGATGATAAAGACCTATTTGATAGATTAAGAGAGCATTTTAGTGTCGAGAACGATGGAGCTCGGTTTGCAAGATATAGAGGTCGCTTTGCTGCACGACGTAAATACGCTATAACTGGTACAGGAGCTTGTGAAGTCGGGCTATACTGGGAGATTAGACAATACTTGATTAACAATCAGATCAAAATTGATATTGAAATAACAGATAAACTACAAAAAGTATTAAAAGTAGGTAAAGATATAGAGCTATATAAAGACTTTACACTTACATTGCGTGAATATCAGGAAGATGTAATTAAAAGAGCTTTAAAACTAGGTAGAGGTACATGTGTATTAGGCACCGGTGCTGGAAAAACACTAACAACTGCTGCTTTAATTGAAAATTACTTTCAATCTTGTCCGGATAAAGATACTTTTAAGTGTGTCGTACTAGTACCTGACCTTGGACTAGTGACTCAAACGTATGATGAGTTTATAAGTTGTGGTACAACCTTTAAACTTACTAAATGGACTGGTAAAACTAAACCAGATCTAACTGCAAATGTTGTTATTTGTAATATAGGAATAGTTCAAAGTCAGTTTGAAACTAGCGATTGGTTAAAATACATTGATTTACTTATAGTAGATGAGTGTCATAAGATTAAATCATCAAATAAGATCAGTAAAATTGTATCTAAGATAACTACACATAACAAATATGGATTTACAGGTACTCTTCCGGAGAATAACTTAGATAAGTGGTCGATTATAGGTAAATTAGGACCTGTTATATATGAGAAGTCGAGTTACGAACTTAGATTAGAGGATTATTTAGCAAATGTTAATGTGAAGGTGTTAAATCTTGAGTATAATACACCTCCTAGGTATCTTTCTGATAATGCCTACAAAGAAGAGTTAGATTTTATATATGAAAGTCATTTTCGTAACACGTTTTTAACTAAATTATGCGGTAAATTAGAGAATAACACCCTTATACTTGTTAATCATATAGCTCAAGGGGTAAATCTTTCCGAATATCTTACTCAATGCGAAAATAAACAAATTTACTTTATTAGAGGTGAGGTAGAAGTAGAGACCCGTGAAGATATAAAGAGAATAATGGAGAAGGATAATAATGTTATATGTGTAGCAATGAGTTCTATCTTTTCTACTGGGGTTAACATCAAGAATCTACATAATATTATATTTGCTGCAGGAGGAAAGTCGTTTATTCGTACAGTTCAGTCAGTAGGACGTGGATTACGTAAACATACCTCAAAAAACAAGCTTATTATATTTGATATATGCGATCAGTTAAGATATGGTATAAGACATTGTGAAAAACGTAAAGAAATATACGATGCTGAGAAGATAAAGTATACAGAAACTAACATCGTTGAAAAATAAAAATTATACATTATAATTAAACAAATGGCCGGAAAAGAAAAAAAACCATACTATATTGAACCTAAAGTCTTTAAAGAGTCTTTGCAAAAGTATTATGATAGTGATATATTAACAGATGATTTAGCAGAAAATATTAAAAAAATTGCTTATGGTCTAAGTTATAATGCATCGTTTATCAATTACACATATAAAGACGATATGATTGGAGACGCTCTTATTAAAATGTACTCTGCACTAAAGCATAAAAAGTTTAACTTTGAAAAAGCTACTAATCCTTTTTCTTATTTTACTACTATAGCTTATCATGCATTTATTAACAGGATAAAGAAAGAAAAAAAGCATCATGAAGCAGTTACTAAGTATAAAGAAAGAGTATACGAAGATTTTATGACCAATCCTGAAAATACTCATGGTCATGTATATGTAAAACCACCTGACGAAGAAAATTCTTTTGAAGATCAATAAACCCAGAATTGGTATTTTTTCAGATCTTCATCTAGGAGTACATTCTAACAGTTCTGAATGGCATAATTATGCCGTAGAATGGGCTCACTGGTTTAAAGAAGAGTGTAAACGAAAAAATATTAAAGATTTAATCTTTTGTGGTGATTGGCACCATAATAGAAGTGAAATCTCTGTTAATACGTTACAGGTATCTGCAGATATATTGGATATACTAAGTGATTTTAATATTATAGCGATCACTGGTAACCATGATATTTACTATAAACATAGAACAGATGTTAATTCACTATCTATCTTCAAGAAGCGTAAAAATGTTACTATTTTAGACAAGTTTGATACGATTGAAGCTTTTGATCGTACCATAACCTTCTGTCCTTGGAACACAAACGTTAAAGATATACCTGAAAGTGATATAGTCTTTGGCCATTTTGAGATTGAAACTTTTAAGATGAATTCTTATAAGGTTTGTGAAGAAGGACTTAAGGTAAAGGATTTATTAAAGAAGAGTCCGTTAGTTGTATCAGGGCATTTTCATACAAGACATGAAAAGAAGTTTGGTAAAGGAACGATTTTGTATGTTGGTAACCCCTTTCAAATGGATTTCGGTGATGCAGATAATCAAAAAGGTTATTACGTATTAGATTTAGATACTTTAGAGTATGAGTTTACACCTAATAACATATCACCTAACTATATGAAAGTATCGTTGAGTGAATTAGTTCGTGAAAAGGCTATTACAAAAAATATCGTTAATATGTTTGCTGGAAATATAACCAAACTAAAGGTTGATAGAAATATATCTCAAGCTGATATGGATATTCTTTTAAAGAAGTTAACTATGCTCAAGCCAGAGGTCTTAACAGTTGACTATGATATAAATTTTAATCGGTTAATTGATGATACAGATAATAAGGAAGATCTATCAGGTATTGATATACCACAAGCTATAGAAGAGTTCGTCAACCTACTTGAAATTAAGAATAAAAAGGAGATAATAGACTACACGCTTGGTTTATATGAAAAAAGTAAACTTTAAAAAGATTAGTATAGTAAATTTTTTATCAGTTGGTGAAAAGCCTGTAACAGTAGAGTTTAGTAAAGGTCTTCATGTTATTACCGGTAAGAATAAAGATAAGCCTGATAGACGTAATGCTATAGGTAAGAGTACTATTGCTGATGCTATTTATTTTGCTATTTTTGGTGAAACGTTAAGAGAGTTAAAGAAGGATCTTATACCTAATAACCTAACTAATGGTAAAACTCATATTGAATTAGACTTTGAGCTAGATTCAACTAAGGGAGTTAATCAATATAAAATTATACGAACTCTATCTCCGTCTAAGGTAACTATTTTTAAGGATGGTGTTGATAGAACACGAGATAGTATCAAGAATACTACAGCATACATCAATAGCGTATTAAGCGCTTCTCCATCAATCTTTCAAAACTGTGTTATTATGACAGTTAATAATGCAGTTCCATTTATGGCTAAAAATAAAATTGAAAAACGAAAGTTTATTGAAGATATTTTTGGTATGGAAATTTTTAGTACTATGCTTACAGCATTACGTACTGAATATAATGAGATATCTAAGGAGCATGATACGCAGTTAACTAAATTAGAAGAGATTGAAAAAGCCTATAAAAATTATGAAGACCAAAAACAGCGTATCTTGCAAACAAGAAAGGATAAGAAAGAAAAATACATTGGTCGTCAAAAAGATAATACCGAAGAGAAAGAAAAACTCGAAAGCGAGTTAGATCAAGTTGATGATATAAATGTAGAAAAGATTAATACTCAAATATCTGCTCTAGAAGAAGCAGCTCAAGATCAAGACTTAAAAATCGAAACTAATTTAGAAGCTGTTGCTCGTAATAAAGCTTTAGCTGCTACGAGAAAAGAAACCTATAAAAAGATGGGTACAGATGAAGAAAAATGTCCTGTCTGTCTTAGGCCTATGGAAGATCATGATACTGATTTAATAGTTAAAGAGAAAGAAAAGCTTAAAGAAATGATTCATGAAGCTGTTGAAGACATTAAAAATTATTCCGACGGTTTAAAGGAACTAAGAGTAAAGAAAGATAGATTTTTAAAAGCAATTAGTCAGTGTCAAAATAAAATATCAGAAGCTAAACTACAAGAACAGAACAAAAAGAACATTGAGCATAGAATAGATCAGTTAGATAAATGGCAAGAAGAGTTAAAAAGTGACTTAGAAGCTATTGAGTCAACAGATACAGATTTTGATCATTTAATTATTGAAACTAAGCAACGCGTTAATAAGTTAGCTAAGAAAGTTAAAGAGCATAGAGAGGAATTAGCTAAGCTTGATATTGTAAAGTATATTGTATCAGAAGAAGGCGTTAAGTCTTATATTGTAAATAAACTTTTGGAACTTTTAAATAGTAAACTGCTACATTATCTTAAAAGACTAGATTCAAACTCTATTTGTATATTTAACGAATACTTTGAAGAAGAGATACTTAACGAAAAAAATAAAGTATGCTCGTATTTTAACTTTTCCGGTGCTGAACGTAAGTCAATTGATCTAGCATGCTTGTTTACATTTTCTGATATACGTAGATTACAAGGAGGTGTACAATACAATATTGCAATCTATGACGAACTGTTTGACTCTTCGTTTGATGAAAAGGGTATAGAACTTATAACTCATATATTACAAGATAGAGTTGAAGAGTTGGATGAATGCTCAATAGTAATTTCACATCGTAAAGAATCTATCAAAGCAGTAACCGGTGATGTTATATATTTGGAAAAAGAAAACGGTATTACACGTAGGGTAGATTATACTGAACTTTAAACTATATAATATATGATTGGCGCTTCTCCATATCCACAACCCTATGGGTCACCTATAGTAGGCTTACAAGGGATACCTAAACCTGTTCCACAAAAACCAAAAGAAGATCTTAGACCTAAAGAAGCGCATTTACCACGATATGTAAACTACTTAGCTGATTATTCTGGATGTGGTCATTGGAGAATATTATGGCCAGAATCAGTTATTAACTCTCGTGGTGATGGTATGTCACAATCTACTACAGCAATGGTAACAGATCCTAGGTGGTATCAAGGAATTAAAACAGTAAAAGTACAAAGACAAGCATCCTCACAACAAAAAGAATTTATTAAGTATCTTAAGAGGTTGCAAAATGATCATGATTTTAAAATCATTTATGAAGTTGATGATGTCGTTTTTAAAGAAGTAATACCTGATTATAATAAATTTAAATTTGCATTTGATACAGAAGAGGTAAGACAAAATTGCGTTGATATTATTAATTTAGTAGATGAAGTAACTGTAACATGTGAATTCATGAAACGGTTATATACTGAAAAGACCGGTCAGGAAAAAATTACTGTTATACCAAACTTTGTTCCTAATTTTTGGATGGGTCATTTATACAATCCACGTAAAGTAGAACGAGAGTTTAAAAAGAATAAAAATCGTCCTCGTATTTTATATACAGGTTCAGGAGCTCATTACGATGTTGATAATAAGACTGGTGGTAAAGATGATATGTCTGAAGTAAGAGACTTTATTCGTAAGACAGTTAAAAAATATCAATGGGTATTTGTTGGTGCATTTCCTCCTCAGTTATTAGATTTAGTTCAACAAAGAGAAATAGAATTTTACCCCTGGCAAAGTTTAATTAAGTATCCATATCTTATTGAAAGCTTAAATGCACAACTTATGGTTGCACCTCTTCAAGTAAATGATTTTAACAGAGCTAAGTCAGACATTAAATTTATTGAAGCATGTACATTAGGTATACCATGTTTATGTCAGAACATGGAAACATATAATACAGCGCCTGATAACTTAAAATTTTCCACTGTAGAAGAATTTGAATCAAAAATTAACTCCATACTCGCTTTCAAAAATAAAGCTTCATATTTTGGTAATATTCGCAAACTAAGAGCTATTGGTGAGAAAAGAATTCTAGAAAAGGATGATAATATAGGAGCTTATCTAGAAAGTCTAAACACCCCTTGGGGTAGTAGTGAAAGAGATAAACTTAAGAGATGGAATTAGGAACTACTATATACTATAATATAGTAGATGTCATATCGTAATGTAGTTTATAACGGTAGAAACCGATGCGTAAATTTGTTTACCTGGGATACTGATGGTAAGCGGGTAATGCATGAATGTTCCTTTGAGCCTTATTTGTATCTAGAAAATAATGGTGGTGATAAAACGTCTATTTACGGAACTAAAGTTAGAAAGCGTAAGTTTAATACTAGCTACGATAGGTCTAGATTTGTAAGAGAGTCTAATGTAAAGCGGGTATTTGAGAATATGCCGCCTGTTCAGCAATTTTTACTTGATTTGTATTGGGAGCAAAACGAAGAAAAAGAATTTAGTACTCATCCTTTAAAGACGTGCCTACTTGATATTGAGACTTACTCTCCGGACTCTTTTCCTGATCCTGAAAATCCTACGCATGTAGTAAATGTAATTACTTGTTATGATAACTTTAGTAAGAAGTTTCATACGTTTGGAATTAAACCTTATACTGGTAAAGGTGAAGATAATCTAAATTACGTTCATTGTCAAGATGAGCGAGAAATGTTTATAAGATTTATTGAATATTTGGAAAGCGACTATCCGGATATTTTGAGTGGATGGAACTCTGAGTTTTTTGATATACCTTATATCATTAATAGAATTGAACATATACTTGGTCAAGAGTATGTTAATCGATTATCTCCTCTAGGTAGAGTTCATTTTAGAGCTATCAAAGGTAAATTTGGTAAAGAGCAAAAACGTTACTATATTGATGGTATTGCTTGTTTAGATTATCTTGATGTGTATAGACGTTTTTGTTTAAAACTTAGAGAGTCTTATAAACTAGACGCTATTGGTGAAGTAGAGTTAGGTCAACGAAAGATAGATTATGGTGATACTAATCTTGCAACGTTATCTGATGAAGATTGGAATACATTTATTGACTATAATATTCAAGACGTTAACTTACTAGTAAGACTAGAAGAAAAATTACAATATGTTCCTTTATTGCGTAAGCTATCTTATGTAGGTTTAACTACGTTAGAGGGTGCAATGGGAACTATTGGGGTTATTAATGGTGCGTTATGTATTAAAGCTAGAAAACGAGGTGAAGTTATTGCGACGTTTTTACGGAATGCTGATACTGGTAAGAATCCTGGTGCTTATGTAGCCGAACCTAAGAATGGTTTTAAGAATCATATAGTATCATTTGATGCTAACTCGCTATATCCTAATGTGATGATATCGCTTAATACTTCACCGGAAACCAAAGTAGGTAAAGTTGAAAAGACTACTGATAAAAAGGTAGTTATACAGCATGTTAGTGGAAAATTATTTGAGTTAGATCGACCGGCATTTGCAAAGTTCCTTAAAGATGAAGAATGTGCTCTTTCGAAAGCTGGGTTCCTTTTTACTCAAAAGAAGAAAGGAATTATTCCGGAGTTTCTAGAGTATTATTACAATCAACGAGTAAAGATTAAAAAGGACCTTTTTAAAGCTAAGACTAAACTCAAGAAACTTAAGAAAAATACTCCTGAATTTATTGAAGCTAAATATGAAGTGGAAAGACTTAATACTTCGCAGATGGTTATAAAGATTCTTATTAACTCGTGTTATGGATATATGGGTAATAAAAATGCTCCTATTGGTGATGACGATATTGCATCTTCTGTCACGCTAACCGGGCAAGCAGTTATTAAATATTCAAATGAGCTTATTAAGGAATTTATCAAAAAAGAAATCCCTGATATCTCTGATAGAGAGCTTGAAGGTTGCATTGTATATAACGATACGGATTCTTCCTATGTTTCTATTACACCTCTTGTTAATAAGGGCTTAAACTTTTTAGATGGAAATGATGTACATCAAGATACGCATGATAAAATTCAAGAGATTGAGGACTATTTAAATGATGGTGTTCATCAATGGGCAAAGAAATCTCTACTATCGAAGGATAGTCGATTTGTATTCAAGCGGGAATGTATTGCTGATGTAGGAGTCTTTTTACAAAAGAAGAGATATGTAATGCATATTCTTGATGATGAAGGTATTAAGGAAAATAAATTTAAGTATACAGGTGTTGAGGTAGTTCGAACTACTATGCCTAATGCTATTAAGCCTTATGCTAAAAAGATAATCGAAACTATGTTAAGTACTCAGTCCTTATCTGAAACTAATAAAATACTTAACGAAACTTATGATATCTTTAAAGAGCTCAAACCTGAAGAGTTGGCTTTTGTAATGGGAGTTAAAGGCTACGAAAAATACGCTGTATCATGTAATGAATTTACTACTGTAAAGAGTATGCCTATACATGTTAAGTCTGCTTATTTTTATAATCTACTTTTAGAAAAACTTCAAACCGGAAACAAGTATGAATCTCTTGGTTCAGGAGATAAAGTGAGATATATGTATCTAGAAAAACCTAATAAGTATGGCTTAGAAAGTATTGGATTTAAGTACAACTATCCTAATGAATTTAATGATGTGTTTAAGGTTGATTATGAAAAGATGTTTGAGAAAATTCTATTTCAAGGCATTGAACGTTTTTACGACTGTGTTGGATGGAAGATTCGTAAGCCAGCTGAAAATGTACAAGTTGAATTATTTGACCTGTTCGCCTAAATAGACGCATGGCATTACAACCCGGTGGATATACAGATAGACCAGAAGATGATAATACAAAAAAAGCACACCCCGCTTTTCATAGAGGTAAAGTTAGGGGCATTTTAGAGACTTTGTCTATTATTAAAAATATAATTACTGGAGAGGATGATGGCTCTGGTGTTATTAATTCTCCTGAAATAGAAAAAATAAGAAAATCAATTTTTTTAATGAAAAACTCCGCTGATAAACAAACCTTACAAGAAGCAGTAAAGATAGCAAAAACTTTACGTTATCAGTAGTTGCAATTTATAACTTTTATATAAAATATATATATGGCAGACAAACAAATCAAAACTATTGTTGATCACATTGGAAGAACTGTAGTAGGTAAAGTAGAGAAAGACACAAAAGACTCTATTACTCTTTTTAACCCAGTGATTATTCACGTACAACCAGATCAACAGACTGGTCAACTTCAAGTACAATCTTTTCCTTATATCTTTATGGAGTTTCTAAAAGATAAAGATAAGAATAATTGGACATTTGCGAAATCAGCTATTAGTGTTTCTGATGTTGAGCTTGATGAGCGTATTATTACTCAATACGAAAATATTAACAATCCACAACCACCTATCCAGCAACCACAGCAAGGTACAGGTCAAGAGCCTGAAGTAATCAAACTTTTTGATGACGATGAAGAAGTTGCAACATCAACTACAGCACCGCCAGAGGCTTGTGCGCCTGTTGATGTTTGCGGCAGTAGTTCTTGCTGCTAAAAACTGGCTTGTGTTATAAATAATTTTACTATGAAACTAACTAAATACACACACAACCCAATCGCAGAAATCGAAAGAGCCTTTGATGGTTTTTTCAATCTGACACCAGTCTTCCACCAGCTGGAAGAAGTATATAAAACCGGAGATCAAGTACGCTTTGCATCTGATGAAGATAATCTTAGTGTACAAATTGATCTTCCAGGAGTCGGTAAAGAAGATTTAGATCTTTCTACGGACAGTGATCAACGTGAGGTCTATATTAAGGCTAAGCGTAAAGTAAAAGCCCACGACGGGGAAAAGGAACAAACCTACAACAGGTCGTTCTCAGTTGGAAGAGAGTTTGATCTCAATAAGATTAATTTCTCTTATATTGATGGAGTTCTAGAGGTAGATGTACCTCGTAGAAAGAAAGAAGAATATATTAAAACATATAAAGTTTAGAGCTGCAGTTATTTGTAAATGGGCCTAGCTAGCCCAAACCCGGGTGTGCCTGAATAAACATTTTAAGCAAGAGTGTTAAAGGGACTGCTGACTTACATGGAGGGTCAACTGACTAGTAAGTGTATGATGCGGGGCATAAGTAGGTAAAAAGATGAAACTGCATCTTGCCTAACCGAAAGTTGGAGGTAACCAGACAATCCTCTCACCCACCCTTTTAAAAAGCCCCTCTATAGAGGGGCTTTTTTTATTGAACTTAAAGACTTATATCTTATAATCTTATATATGGATAAAGACGTTGCTAGCGCATTAGACGCTATTGATAAAGTTAACCCTTTCGCTACTTACCTTGATAACAATACTTTAAGTCATGTTGGTGAGTGGATTGATACAGGGTCTTATGTACTGAATGCTATTATTTCTGGATCAATTAATGGTGGTATTCCTAAAGGTAGAGTAACTATGCTTGCTGGCGAATCAATGACCGGTAAGTCATTGTTTGTACAAAAGATTTTAGCTAAAGCTCAAGAAGAAGGACTTATTCCTGTTATATTTGATACTGAAAATGCTATTGACCCGGATGGAGCAGCAAGACTTGGTTTAGATATTAGTAAAGTAAAGTATGTTCCTACTACTAGTATTGAACAAGCTAGAAATTCTCTGTATAAGTTTCTTACCTCTGTTAAAGAAAAAGGTTTAGAAGGTAAGTTTATTGTAGCTATTGACTCTCTTGCTAACTTACAGTCAGAGTTAGAACTTTCTCGTATGAGTAAAGATAGTACTTCATCAGATATGGGTACTAAAGCACGTGCTATGAAAACGTTAATGCAGACTTGTACGAATTTAGGTTCAGTTACTCAAACTACCATACTGTGTACTAATCATGTTTATGATGATCCTACTGCTTTGTTTCCATCTATTGAAAAGAATATGCCTGGTGGTAAGTCTTGTATCTATTTACCATCAGTAACGGTGCAGTTAGCTCGCAAACCTATGAAAGACGATGGTGGCAAGACAGTAGATGGTGAACTTGCAGTAGGTCAGAAAAAATACTCCGGTATTATAATTAGAGCGTTAACTCGTAAAAATAGATTTATTAAGCAATACTTAGAAGGTGAAATGTATCTTTCTTTCTCTTCTGGTTTGGATAGATACTATGGATTAGTCGACTTAGCCGTTGGTGTTGGTGCAGTAATTCAAACTGGAGCTACTTATCAGCTTGAAGATGGTACTAAGTTAGGTTATTATAAGAATTGGAGAAAAGACGTTAAGCTTTGGGAAGAAACTATTTTACCTAAAGTAGAAGAACGTATAAGTCTGGAATGGACATATAGTAATAAAGAAGAAGAACCACCTGATGAAATTAATTCGTTAGATGATTTAATTGATGAATAAAGACATAACAGTTTTAATTCTCACTTATAGAGACCAATCCGGAAAAGTAGTTGCACCTCATATACAATGGTTAAAAGCAAGCAATCCGGATGTAGATATTAAGTTAATTGTTAGAGACGATCTCTCCGATTTACGTACTGATCTGCCCTATGCATGGCGGAACGGAGATGAACTATTACGCTTTTGGTGGAAGCAAAATAAAGATAAGATCACAACACCGGTAGTTGTTGTTCTAGAGTATGATGTTCTTGTTACAGTAAAACTACCATCTCTCCCACCAGGTATTGATTTAGCTGGTGCAAGGGTGGTTACACCAACAACATACAGTAATTGGTACTGGTTTCATCAAACTAATGAGATAACCAAGTTAGATAAGCTAAAAATACAGGACAAACACTTAACAGGTATAGTACCATTCGGGGGGTTAATTATGAAAAGAGAGGTTTTGGATAGTATAAGTAAAACAAAATGGGACAAGGCATATACACTAGACATATTTTGTGAATTAAGATTTCCAACAATAGCAATTATAGAAAAATATAAAATAGGTGAAATATACTTGCCTAATGTAGGCTGGGCACCAAAATATAGATATAGTTCGAAAGAAATAAACAACTTCGGTATATATCACCCAGTGAAGAAAACATTTACAAAAAATTATGAAAAAATTAGTACTAACTCTTAGTGGCGGAATGGACTCATCTGTGCTGTTGTATATGGCACAAGATAGAGGCTATGAAGAAATACATACGGTAACCTTTGACTATGGTCAAAGACATAAACGTGAACTTGCTTGCGTTGATAAGCAAATTAAAAACTTTAATGAGCAGTTTAATGCTTGGATGAACATTAAGGTGACGAATAAAGTTTTAGATGTTAAGTATATCAAAGATATTGCCCCTACATCATCTTTAACTAATACCGATATCGATAATCCTAACATTAGTGATATGGCTGGTGATGCACAACCTGTATCTTATGTACCGTTTAGGAATTTAATGTTTTTATCTATTTGTTCTTCTTACGCTGAAGGTGTTGGAGCTGATACAGTTTGGTATGGTGCAGCGCAAGTAGACTCTCTAGCTGGTTACTGGGATGGTAGTGAAGAGTTTGTAGATGTTGTTAATGAAGTAACAGAACTAAACAGAGAAAATAGAATTGAAATTGAAGCTCCTTTATTAGATATGTCTAAAGCAGATATTATCAAAGAAGGTATTAGACTTGGAGTTAAATTTAAAGATACTTGGACTTGTTATTCTGATGGTAAGGTAGAAAAGAACGGTAAAGGTTATCATTTGATTGCAGACGCAACTACACCATCAAGTAGTATGAGAGTAAAGGGGTTTGTTGACGCTGGTTATAAAGATCCTATTACTTATATTCAACAAGAAAAGTTGAATAAGCTATACGAAGAAAATAATTGTAGAGAATGTGCTTAAAGACCGTAACGTCTAAGCTCTTCTAACTGCCAAGACGTCTTTGGCTTATACTTTTCTTTAAAGGACTGATTCTTAGTCTCAGTCTTTTTATTACGCTTATCAGAAGCAGCTTGCTCAGTAAGATATACTGATGTATTTGTTTTATGTGACTCAAGCATCGGTTGCATCTTTATAGCCTCTTCTTCATCTTCACTACCAAGCTTTTTCATTGCATGCTTCTTTTTATCATCATCAACAAGAGCATCTAACACGTCTTCATAATCAGTTGAAGGAATATAATCTTCTGGTTGCTCTTTAGTTAAGAAGTGATCTAGCTCGTTATCCTCTTCATCTGGTTTATCAAACCATCCATGCTTTTTAGCTTTTCTGTATACACAGTTTTTAATACCTTCAGGATCCGGCGCATTGTGTGCATAAGCTAAAGCAGCTCGAGCTCTTCTTTCTGAATTTACAGGATAACTACCTTCTGGAGCTCCCCCAGCTGGTCCACAAAAATCATCTTTAGAGACGTTAGGATAATCACCTACATTTGAACCACCTGGCTTTTTTCTTGCAGCTGCTTCATCTTCGTTATCTTCTACTTCTGTAATTCCACCACCTTCTTCACCCATAGCGTAACTACCCGGTACACCACCTGGCTCATCTAGACCATATCCCATTTCCTCATCATCCATACGCTCGTAATCTTCTTCTGGTGCCATAACTACAACTACACTATCACTGATAGCGTCCACATCTCTTTTAAGAGCTGCTTCAATTTTATCTACTCCGTGTGTAGATACTGCATTAGCTAACGGTGTATCTGGATCGACTGAAAATTGTACCGTATTACCTGATACTTCTACACCATCTTCATTAGCATATTTAGTAACAATGTTACTTACATCAGAAGCTTTATCAGCATCTCTAATTTTTATTTCAATAAATGTAGTTGGATCTTCTTTAGCTGCTCTAAGAGTTTCAAACGCATCAGCTGTACTCTGCTCAAGTTCACCTACAGCACCATCCACCGCATCAACGATATCACCCCCTCCTTCAATTTCCTTTTCTAAACGCTGTGCTGCAGCCTTAGCCTCGGACTCCGCCTCATACGCAGCTTTTCTATCTGCTCCTACCTTTAATTTTTGTTCATTAACAAAATTAATAAATTCTTCTTCAAGTTTATCTGTAATTTCATCCGCTCTGCTTTTAATTTCATCCTGGTATTTGTCTAATAACCCTTCTAACGCTAGCCTATAGCTACTAGTCGCCGCTCCTCCAGCTGCTTTTAATGTATCTAGATCTTCATCATTAAAAATATCTAGGTAATATAATACTGTCTTTATAAGCATTCTCACATCTCGTGGAAACCCTTTTCCAACCTCTTGCTTTATCCTTTTGGCTAAGCCTCCAAATGAAGGATGTGCTTTTCCAATCTTAGCTTCTGTAAGAAAGTCTGCTCTGTTGATTAAATCATTAAAGCCATTAAAATTATCGGTGTAATCAAAGGAACTCATATAATATATTTATACCTATGAAGCTAAATTATAAGGATTTTAACGAAATGACAGAAAAAGAGCTATGTAAAATACCAGGTGTTGGTAGAACTACAGCTAAACGTATCGTAGGCTTTAGACCTTTTAGAAAAAATGATGATCTCTTTAAAGTAAAAGGCTTAGGAAGAAAGACTTTAAAGGATTTAGGCATAGAAAAAACTAAAAAGAAGAAGAAAAAATGGTATACCCTAGATGGGGTTGATTACCCAGATAATTGTCTTGCTAAAGATACACGTTATGGAACTATTGACTTCTTTTGGCGAATTGATAAAAATCATAGAGAAAGTATAAGTGAACCCTCACCTTGGGTTCTACGTAATCGTAGAATTAGCGAACGAATCAGAGCTGAAGGACCTGATGGTCCAATGAGTAGGTATGTTGATAACTCATATATGTGGGAAGAAGGATTTAAGTTTGATTGGGAAGATTGATAATTGCATAAACTAATATAATATAGTATATGTGCGCGATATTTGGTTCTTTTGACTCTTCTATGTTTGAAGTTTTGTATGAAGCAAACAAGCAAAGAGGTAATTTTGCAAGTAGTATAGTTAGCTTATCGGAAGACGATCAATTTATTAAAAAGAAACAAGGTGATATAAACTTTGATAAGTATACACATCAACCACTAAGTAGGTATTATCTCGGTCATGTACAGGCACCTACTTCATCTACTAGAAAATGGGGATATGATACCTCACACCCTTTTGAATCTCTTTCTTGGTTAGTTTCTCATAATGGAGTTCTAACTAATCATAAAAAGCTTAAGAAACAATACTGTAAGTATCTTGAAAATAATGTAGATACTGCTGTTATAGTTAATTTATTGGAACACTTTACGCAAAAGGAACACGATAAAGGTAAAGTACTACCTAACCCTGTTAAGATTATAAAACAGACATTAGAGCTTCTTGCAGGTACATATGCTTTAAGTATTGTATTTTGTGATACTAGTGAAGTGTTCCTTGCTCGTTCAGGATCTATACTTCATTACAATAATAAAGGTGACTATTCTACTATAAATGGTAGTTCATTACAAGAGCTTCCAGAAGGAGTTATAGTACGTCTAAATGAAAAAACTAAACGATGGAATAAAGTTGGTAAGTTTGAGCACGACTCTCCGTTTTCTTTTATATGATTGATACTATGATATTCTCAGCCACAGCAGGTAAAGACACTAATACTTTACTTTGGCAAACTAGTGAAAACTCTTCTGTTATCTTTAAACAAAACAATAAAGACTCATTACATAAGATATATAACAAAGCTATAGATTTTGCTTTACAGGAACATGTACAAAATTTAGTGTTAGTTCATGATGACATTATTTTAGAAAACTTTTCTGAGGAAAGACTTAATAAACTGTTTAAAAAATTCGATGTCGTTGGTTGCGCAGGTACTACTGAAGTTAGTTTGAAAGCACCTGCACTATGGCACTTAATGGGAGGCGGTTTTAACTCCGGAAACTTACACGGTGCTGTAGCTCATGGAGATGAAAATAAAAAGCACATGACATGTTTTGGCGAATATCCAAAACGTGTAGTTTTACTTGATGGTGTCTTTATGGCTATAAAGAGAGAGGTATTTACAAAGATAAGATTTGATGAATCGTGCCCTTCAAAGTGGCATTTTTATGATTTAGATTATTCAATGCAATGTCATAAAGCCGGCTTTAAATTAGGAGTCGGTGACATATACATTACTCATAAATCTCCAGGTTTGAAATCTTTTACTAACGAATTTTATAAAGGACAAGAGTGGTTCTTGAATAAGTGGAAAACAAAATAAAATATAATATCATTTTATTGTGAGTAAACTAGACTTAGATTATTTCGAAAATGTCCTTATATATAAGTCTTTAACAGACGGCACATATTTGGCTTCTATAGCTGATTTTGTAAAGCCTGACTACTTTAAGAAAAAATCTATTGCGAGTATTTTTTCTATTATTAGAGATTTTTCTGAAAAGCGTAACAAGCTTCCTACTACTACTGAAATTAAGTCTCATCTAGTAACAGATGAACAAAGAGAGTCATTTAAGGAACTAGTAACATCGTTTAATGATATAGATAAGAACTTAGATAAGGATGAATTGTATGATAATACGGAACAGTTCCTTAAAGAGAAAGCTGTATATCATACTATGTTAAATGTAGCTGAAGATGTATCTAACGGTAAAGTAGATACATCAGTAGTATTAGATAAGTTTGAAAAATCGTGTAATATTAACCTGGTAACTGATCTTGGTTTAAATTTATACAATGATATTGACGTATTGATTGATGATATTAACTCTGTAGAAAGACATATCCCTAGTCAATGGGAATGGTTAGATGAAAGTCTCGGTGGAGGGTTCCTTGAAGCAGGTAAATCGTTGTATGTATTTGCTGGTGAGACTAATATTGGTAAGTCAATATTCCTCGGTAACATAGCTCATAATATTGCTAAGCAAGGTAAGAACGTATTGCTAGTTACCCTTGAGATGTCTGAGTTGCTTTATGCAAGACGTATTTGTACTAATGTAACTAAAATTCCTATGAAGGAATTAGCTAGTAATACACCTTCAATTAAGCAAGCTATAAAAGATGAAGCTGGAAAGATTTTTATTAAAGAGTTTCCTCCTTCAACTATTACTCCTAGTCAATTGAAAGGCTTTATAAAGAAGTTTCAAGAACAAGGAATTAAGTTAGATGCTATAGTTTTAGATTATCTTAACTTAATGCATTCAACGATGGGTAATAATTCGTATGAGAGAATTAAACATGTAACTGAGCAAGTTCGTGCAATGAGTTACTTGTTTGAATGTCCTATTATATCTGCTACTCAGTTAAATAGAGCCGGGTTTGATACTGATAACCCTGATCTTGCTACTATATCTGAATCTATTGGATTAGCTGCTACTTCTGATGTTATTGTTTCAATCTATCAAAATGAAGAAGATAGAGAATTAGGTATTATAAGGCTTGGAATGATGAAAAATCGGTATGGCCCTCGTGGTAATACGCAAGCTATGCGTATTAACTATAGTACTTTAACTATTGAAGAGGCAGATGATATTGATTTTGAAGATGATAGCATGGAGACTCTTAACGCGCTAGCTGGACTTGCACAATAAGGAACTCTTTGTAAATACAAATAGTGAATATCCAAGTATGGACAGATACCGATTTACATGGTGCAGGTTCTGCATTATTGTTAAAGTGGTTATATAAAGATGCTAAAGCTTTTAGTATTCAAGATGTAACTGAATCTACTTTAACAGGACGATTTAAAGGAGCACTACATACATTAGATCATTATGATAGAGTCTACGTAGCTGATTTAGACTTAACTCCAGAACAAGTAAGTCTTATTGATAGAGAAAATGTTGTAGTTATAGATAGTCACAAAAATCATGCTAAACATACAGACTTATATAAAAAAGCTAAAGTAATAATTGACCCAGATGTATATTCTAGTACAACTCTTATTTATGATAAGTTTAAATCTCATCTTTCTCATCTATCGAAAGAACAAATTGAGCTTATAGAATGCATACAATCATACGATTGGTATAATGCCGAAAATAAAGATAGTTTAAAGCTAAATGCCATCTACTACAACCTTAATTCCCCTAAAACTGAAAATTTTATAAATGCTTTTGAAAAAGGATTAAGAGACTTTACTATACAGGAAAAAAATGCTATAAAGTTATACTTTAAAAAATTTAAAGAACAATTAACCGGTGAAACTTTTTCAGGAAAGATAAAAGAGTATAGTATAGTTGCTACTTTTGCTAATTATGCTATAAACGAACTAGCGCATTATCTAATTAATAAACATAAAGCAGATATAAGCGTTATAGTAAACACACAATCTAAAACAGTATCATTTAGAAGATCTAAATCATGTGATGCTGATGTTAGTATATTAGCTCAAAAACTTTGCAATGGTGGGGGACATGCTGCAGCTGCAGGAGGTAAGTTAACAGAACAGTTTGCAACTTTAACTAAACAATTTACCCCATGTTAATAACCAATACACCAAAATCACCTTCTTCCTCTTTAATAAAAGATGAAACTGATCATCTATTAATGTGCTTTTGTACTTTTTGTTCTTTATTAAAAGGAAAAAAACTTTCTTTGCAAAATGTTTTTATTTTAGTCTTACAAGAAAAAAGACTTAGAGCAATATTAAAGGAACTTTTAACCATTGAAACTAACTTCGATGTAGTTAAACTATTTATAGACTTTGAACCTTCGATTACTAAATCGAAATATATTACAAAGTTCCTAAATTCGAATTCTAATATTAAACTATGATCAATGAAAAAGAAAAATCAATATACAATAGTTTTTTATACGCATCTCGAAAAGCAAAAAATAAGCCAGTTCGGTTAAGACAAAATTTTGATAACTTAGAGAGTAAAGACGAAGTAGCTCTCAAGAAACTTAACTTACTTTTATCAAAATATACACATATAAACTATAGCGACTTCTTTATCGCCCCATATAAAGTTTACGGTTCAGATAACTATTTTGATTTGACGTTTTTTAACACACGTAGAGCAATAAAATGTTATTCTATGTACTGTAAAGATAAACAAGTACAAGATCCTGACAGTGAAGAAAGTATTAATACACTAAAAGAGTGTTTAAAGTTTATTTACAATTACTGTAATACGGAAAAAATAACTCTCGGAAAGTATAAGACACGTACTTCTGGAACTACACCCGAAGTATTTAAACATTTAAAAAATCATCATATTAATTTTTATACACTTCATGCTCTTGATGTTGAGAGTGTTGTAAGGAGCGGAGATATGGAAGTGTTTAACTGGCTTATAACTGATTTTGCAGACCTTTATTCCAAGACAAGAGTAAAATTTATAAGTTCCAAAACTCTAAAAGATAAAGCAAGAAAAGGTCTGAAAATAATAGAACAAAAGCTGTTGAAGTTTAGTACACAGGCATTATAATTATGGCATGAGTACTTTTACTAGTTCAATGTTTCAATCAATTAAAGACGCACTAGCTACTTCTGATAATAAGGGGTCAGCTACATTCAATGAGATTATGCCTACTAAAGTAGGTAATACTTATACTGTAAGACTTTTGCCATTTGCAAAAGATCCGAGTAAGACATTCTTTCATTATTATAACCATGGATGGAATTCTTACGCTACTGGTCAATACGTTCAGACTTTGAGTCCGCAAACGTTTGGTGAACGTGATCCTATTGCTGAAGAGCGTTTTCGTGTTCTTCGTACCGGTAGTGAAGAAGAGAAAGAAAAAATGAGCGCTGTACGACGCTTAGAGAAGTGGTTGGTAAATGTTTATGTTATCGACGATCCTTCTAATCCGGATAATAACGGAAAAGTAAAAATTCTTCGTTATGGTAAGCAGCTTCAAAAAATTATTACTGAAGCTATTGAAGGAGAAGATGCTGAAGAGTTTGGAGCTCGTATCTTTGACTTAGGATCTGAAGGCGTTAACTTTAAGATTAAAGTAGAGCAGCAAGGGGACTTTCCTACTTATGTATCTTCTAGATTTACTTCTGCTGGTAAGGTAGAGCTGTCTGAAGATCAACAAAAAGATATTTACGATGGAGTATTTGATCTCACGGAAGTGTTTACTCTTAAGTCTTATGACGATCTTAAAGAAATGTTTAATGAGCATTATTACTGTAAGACCGGAGATGATACTCCTGAAACTCCAGTAACGTCAGCTCCGGAGCCAGCCGCTGCTCCTGCTGAACCCGAGCCTGTAGTTGCAGGTAATGATTCAGTTGAAGAGGATATTGACGACCTTTTGAAAGATCTCTAAGATGCAAGAACCACCAATGACACCAGAGGCTAAAGCAGCCTTAATGCAGTTTGTTGGCCAGACATATGGTCAGATGAATAAGCAAGATCAAATGATTGTAGGTCAATCAGGTAATTTACAACCTAAATCTGATCAACTAAGACATACATTTGAATCAGTAGCAAAAATACCTACTGTACAAATGCCTCAGCAAGGAGCTCCTCCACAGCAAGAAGCTCCTCCTCAACCAGAGGCTGCACCCCAACCGGTAGCCCCGGTAACTCCGGAACAAGCTGCACAAGAGTTAAGAGAGGTACAACAAGCACCAGTACCACAAGAACCACTACCACAATCTAATGACAATCAATTAGATTTTGATTTTACCGAACCTTCAAAGATCGATAAGATGGTTGATCTTTTGGAAAAGCAAAATTTGATTCTAAAAGAAATTAGTTTAAAATTAGATAATGGAAAGAAAGTTAAAATTAACAAACAAAGGTGAATTTCTAAAGTTTTTAGACGCTATTTCAAAGATAAATGATCAAGGCGTTATTTTAGATATTAAAGATAAGCAGATATCTGCTTTAGTTTCAAGCTTAGATAGTACGTTAATATTACATACTAACTTTGATATTGATTGCGATATAGAAACTGTTCTTAATATACCTGATGTTAAAAAACTTAAGCACGTCTTAGATACTATTGAAAAAGATGAAATCGAATTGATTATCAATAGTAATAATTTAGAGTATAAAGGTAAAGACGTAAAGTTTAAGTATCATCTCTATGAAGAAGGCTTTATTACTAGACCTAATATTAACTTAGATAAAATTAGTAAGTTTAAATATGATGTTGAATTTGATTTAGATAAAACTACTCTGCAACGTATCTTTAAAGGTTGTGGATTTGCGCATGAAACTAATAAAATTTATTTTTATACTGAAGACGGTAATTTAATGGCAGAACTTACTGATCGATCTAGACATAATACCGATAACTTTACTCTATCTATTGGAGAAGTTAAGTTTGATTTAGAAGCTGTGCCTCTAAACTTAGATAACTTAAGATTACTTTCAAGTATTAATGATAAGTTTGATGTTAAAGTAAATACTGAGTTTGGCGTAGTTGTATTTGATATTGAGAGTAATGGTATTAAATTAAAGTATATAATTTCAGCATTAACTCAATGATAGTGAATCAAAAAAAGAACAAGCTAAAAACTGCAGGGTACTTTATTAAAAGACTAAAGGATAATGATTTTGTTACCTTGCGAATATTTGATAAATACAGTGAAGCAGATCCACGTAAATGGACAGTACTAGTAGATCCAGGTGGTGCATCTGTATTTGTAACATGTTTTGAAAATACACCATTCAGGGGTGAATATCTATTTTCTCTATACGACGGTAATCAAAATTTTAACTCTAATTTTAGTCTTAAAACTGATTCAATTGAAGTAGTTGTATCAAAACTACTAAATAACGGGGTCCGGCAAAAACACGAAAGTGATTTTTTAGATAAATAATAGTATGGAAGAAGATCAAGATCAGTTCGACAGTGATGACGAATTACGTGAAATGGTCGAAAAAGCTTTAAGGGAAAATATTAAAGAAAGAAAATCCTTTAAGAATAGAAAAGACCTCGCATATCGATTATCTACTATCATTAGTGAATATCTTGATAGTTATATACTTTTAGGGTTCGATTTTAATGGTAGACATATAGATTTCAAAGCAGCTAAAACTCCACAGCAAGTTGAAGCATTAAATTCATTCTTATTAAAATATTTTGCTAATGAAGCCCAGTCAATAAAAGGAATAAACCCTCCTGATGAGTTATTGTAAAAGAGAATTATATGCTGTGCAGACTGGTGATTATGCTGGTCAAATGTTTGCAGTTATTGAGCCTTCAAAAGATTTTGTTGGGTGTTTATCCCTACCAGTTATGGAAAATGTAAAAGTTCCAAAAGAGTCATTTGAAAACGGAAGGAACAGTGATATAATTAAATTTGTAGAGAAGCTACCTAAAAAAATATATTCGGTAGTTGAAGCTCAATATAAAGCAAATGAAAACTCTGATAATCGACGGCAACAATTTAATACACCGAACATTTCATACAGCGAAGACGCAGTCGAAAAAGACGAAGACACATTCGGATAGTCAAGTCAGTAACTATCATATATACTTTACGCTTAATGCGGTGAGCTCCTACGTGAAGCAATTTGTTCCTGATAATACTATATTTGTATGGGATGAAAAGAAAGACTATAAACCTAATATACGTAAAGAGGTCTTTAAAGATTATAAAGGTAATAGATCTAAAGACCCTTCACCGCATCAGAATAATGAAGTGATAAAAGCTATACTTTTATCTATGGGTATAAATTCAATATTCCCCTCACAGTTGGAGGCTGATGATATTGTTGCATATATATGCAGAGAAAAGAAAGGGGTAAAAGTTATTATATCAGTAGATAGGGACTTTTTACAGTTAGTAAGTGAAGAGTGCACTCTTTATGATCCTATTAGAAAAAAATATTTTGATTATAATAGTTTTGAGCTAGAAACGGGTTATAAAGATGTAGAAGAATGGTATACAGCAAAATGTTTAACTGGTGATAAGTCAGACAATGTACCTGGTATACCTCGATTTGGTAAAGCAGCAGTAAAAAAATATTTGAATGACCCGGGATATATTCTTGATAATGATCAACAAGAAATATTTAAACGTAATTCAGAAATATTTTGTTTAGATAAGTATGAATCTCTGCCTGATGAATCTAATTATTATAAAGAACAATTAGCAGTAAAAGTAAATCCTTGTTATAAAACGTTTTTGAAGTTTTGTGAAGATTATTCATTTAAACGTATTTTAGATAAAAAAGAAGACTGGCATAATTTGTTTTTTATGAAAAGTCTTTATAATAAATTAAATGATATCGCTTCCTGAAGACTTTGTTATACTTAAGTTTTTTGAACTTGGCTTTTATCCGAAGTATAACAAATTTAATAATGTATATCAATGTAGTTGTCCGATATGCAGAGAAGGTCAGTCATTAGGTAAAAAGAGAAGATGTTATTACATTCCTAAAAATGATAATATATTTTGTCATAACTGTGGTTGGTCAGGAAAACCTTTTAGATGGATAAAAGAAGTATCAGGTGATACTGATGAAGAAGTAATAAGAGAATTAAAAGATCATGTTCCGGATGCTAAAGATATTATTGCTAGAGATGAGGATACTAAACCGAACTTTGAAGTCACTACCTTACCTAAGGATAGTATTAATTTGTCTGATAAGCTTCAGCTTGACTTTTATAATAACAGCAATGTTGTTACAGCTGTTCGACATTTAATTAAAGAGAGACGTCTTGATACAGCTGTAAATAAGCCTGATGCTTTGTATGTATCGTTAACAGATATGGTTCATAAGAATAGACTTGTTATACCTTTTTTTAATGAGCATGATGTAATTGAGTTTTATCAAACTAGAACAGTTCTTAACAAAGATAGCAAAGTTAAACCAAAATATTTAGGAAAAGTTAACGCTGAAAAAACTCTCTTTAATATTGATCGCGTAAGTAGTAATCATGATAGTGTTTATATTTTTGAAGGACCTATTAATGCGTTCTTTACGAAAAACTCTATTGCCGTAGCAGGTATTACAGAACGTGGAAAATCCTTTACTAAGCGACAGGAAGAGCAATTAAATACAACCCTTAAGTATTATGATAAAACGTGGATACTTGATTCACAATGGATCGATCAAGCATCATTGGTAAAGTCTGAAGTCTTACTCAAACAAGGAGAGAGGGTGTTTATATGGCCAGAGAAATTTGGTAAAAGATTTAAAGACTTTAATGATATCGCAATTGCTTGCAAGATAGATGAAATTAAATGGAGTTTTATACAAAAAAATACCTTCGACGGAATCGAAGGTATTGTAAAGTTATCTGAAATTAAAAAGTATCGAAATCAAACGTATTTAAACTGAGAATTTCCTGTTTGGGCTAAGTAACCTTTGAATGACTCTGTAACACCTGCTAACTCAGTAGCTACTCTAGCTAGTTTACGTTGTTCAGAAGCTTTCATTCTATCAAATATAGTATCTGGCTCTGCATTAGCTAGCTGCTGTTGAATTGAATTAGCCTCTTCTCCGTTTAAGTAATCCAAAAATCCTTCCATAGCCTTAATCCACCCTCTAAGCTCTTCTTTCATAGCTTCATTACGTTCATTTACTGCCATTGCAGCTTTTACGTTAGGATCATCATCAACAACCGTTTCATCTACATCTACATTTACATCAAAATCTCCTGCTTCAGTATTATCATCTAATTCTGCTTCAAAAGCTTCTCTTTCTTCTACTGCAGCTTCGTTTACGGTTCTAAGGCTATTAAAAAAACGTCTTTCAAACTTAGTCATAAAATTATTTAGTCTCTAGCATAAATAATTACATGGATGGAGCTGATTTTCCTTATAGTGTAGGGCCAGAAGATAAACCTATCAATTATCATATGAATGTACAAGACCAAATGTCTATGTATAAAGATAATGAAAAGAATGAGAAAGCCCCGCCAGTTTTACCTTATGAATTAGATAGAATTAACGAGGTACTGGGGGCTGCTTTTGTCTCCCTAGCGGAACTACGTAATATGCTAGCTAAAGCCAAAGCTAGTAATGACACTCCAAATGGAATAATTGATAATATAAACAATAAGATAGATAAGATTAACGAACTTATACTTGATATTCCTGAAGATCTGGCTAAAATAGCTATATGACTATCTTAAGGTCTTTCCTTATTACCCTATTAGTAGCAATTGCTTTTGCTTTCGGATTAAGAAATATTATAGGATTTTGGGAAACTTTAGCTCTCGCTATTGTTATTCAATTTATTATAGCTTTTGTTTATTCTTCTTTTAAGATTAGTCGAGTAGATAATCTAACTCAAGAGTTTGAAGGAGAATTGCAACAATTGCTCGATCTTAGTGAAGTAACTATTGCTTGTCCTTGTGGTAATTATACATTTACAGAGAATGTGTTTCTAAATATGGAAAATACGTATACTTGTGAAAAATGTAATAATGATTTTAGAATCGAAGTAAGTATTTCACCTACTCTATTAACTCAACCTGTAAATGTTAATCAAGCTTTTGCTGAACTTACTAAAGAAGAAGAAGTAGACGATGATATTAAAATTACTTCAAGCTATTCACAAGGAACGGAACTATAATATTATTATAATATGAAAAACTATACCTTTAAACTAAAAGACGGAACTACTAAGACAATGGAATTTGATGAACTAGTTCGATGGGCATGTCTAATTGAAGCTCTCGAAGTAGTAGGTAATCAAGAAGATGTAGACGTTGATAGTGATAAGTGGATAAAGCCTTTAGCGTTTCAAAAGTATATTGATGAAAGATATCACTCAATGAGACATGATCTTAAAGTAGAAGCTTCAATGGGCAACCTTTAATCGCGAACCCAGTTAGAGATTGATACATTACCAGCTCCAGGACCACGACCTCCGTGTATATGCCAAACATAATTTGGATTAGGAGTATGATTACATTTAAACTTTAAATTATTTTTATTCCAATAATTTAACCAAGCTGTATCTTCCCATGTACCACCTCCACGTAACTCCCAATAATTTTTATCATTAGGTGTTAATAATATCATTTCAGCTGCAATTTTATCAAAGGCCATTGTTGCTGGGTGACCTATATCGATACCTTCAGGCACACCTCCCAAATTACCAAAGGAGCCTTCAGCAGTGAAATGGTAGTTATTAAGTTGCGTACTAAGCTTTGAGGAATAAATGTGATATCCAGGGTTGTTGTTTATAAAATCATTTATGCTTTTTAAAAAATCAGCTTTATGAATTTCGTCATCATCCCACTTTAAAATATAATCAATTGTATTGTAAATTTCAGGACGTTGTTTTATTATATAGGTAATAGTAGATATGTAATTTAAATGTTGATCTTCATTTATTTTATAATTAACAACATACTCAGGTATCATAAAAGGATCTTCATAATTATAAACATTTTCAGTTTTTTTAATTACATCATCTAATAGAAATTCATAATTATATTCTTGATCTTCTTCTTGATTAATTACTATGCTATGACAAAAGTTAGTATATGTCTGATTAACTGAGTTCATTACACAGTTTCTTAACATGTATGGACGTTTAAAGCTCGGTGTAATGAGCAAAAACTTATAATTTTTTTTCATTTAATATGAAGCTCTTTTTTTACCTTTTCAATATAACTGATAGGTATAACATCCTTAAACTCTTCAATTACTTTTGATGTATCTAATCCAACTTCATCATGACCTATCATATAGTTACGAAATCTATCTTTTAAATCGTTAGTATAAGGTACACCTGCCGGTCTTTCAAATCTATGATTCCATCTTAAAAAGGGAAGACACATTACTTTCTTACCAGCTTTGCGATATTTTTCATGAATGTATCCTTCTTCACCACCAAAGCCTCTAAATTTATGATTAAAGCCTAACCAACTATCCTTTCTGCAGGAAAATAATCCAAGCCCCATAGCTTCAATTTCGAAAGGTACGTTGTCAGCTGAATCTCCACGAGGATCACACCCCCATTGACCCCACATATGTGATCCCCAAATACTTAAATCAAAATGAGTACTGTATCCTTCGAGATCGTCGTATAAAAGAGGACCATGAAGAAGATTCCCCTTGTCTTTTTTTCTGTCATAATAATCTAATAATCTTACTAATGCTCCGTTAGCTAGCAACACATGGCAATCCATTACTAATACGTATTCAGTATTAGCTAGACCAAATATTTTATCTCTCAAAGCAGTAGAGCTAAAATTATCATATTCAATATATGTAACAGGTTCCTTAATCCACCCTTTATAACCATGAAGTGCCTTACCTTGTTCCGAAGACGGATTGTTATTTATTATAACGAATTCTAACCTATCTATAATATCTCTATTATGCAATCTTAATGATTGTAGTGTAAAATAAGCTCCATCAAAGTCATCGTATACACAAATACCAACAGTAAGTTTAGTCATTAATAATAATTACTACCATTTTAACACATTGCAACGAGGACCTCCTTTAGAATCTGGAGGGCAGATTGTTGTAGGTAATCTTGGAGTTGTACCAGTAGTAACTGTAGTAGTAGTTACTCTTTCAGTTGTAGTTGTACGGACTGTTGGTGTAGTAAGTTCATCATCTGGAAAATCTGGAGGATCTTCTGCATCACCAGGAACTATTATTACTTCTGGCTCTTGTGGTTGTGGAACCGGTCCACCAGGTCCAGGTCCAGGAGGTTTGTTAGTTTCTGGGCAAGGGCAACATTCACACATTTCCCAACCTAACCCTTTATCACCCGGTTCTAAAGCACCAACACCTAACTTAGCAGGTTTGTCTTCATTTTGTGGGTTGATAGCCGGGTCATTAACATGAGCTAAAACATCTATAGCAGGGTTTAACATTGGATTTTTGTTAACAAAATCTTTGTCT